TGCGGTCGAGGAAAGTGTGATAGTGGTTGTAGAACTGGTGATGGTCCCGTTGAGCGTAGCGCCCGTAGGCGATACCTGCCCTGACAATCGTTGAACCCAGACCTGAATGGGACGCCCCGGAGCTAGCTTGTTCGGGATCGTGGCATACGTCGAAACACTGATGCGGGTGATGTTCAGGTCTGCCTGCGTTGAGGCAGCGTTTTGCCCCGTGCGGATCACGTGGTCCAGCAGATCGATGGTATCAAGAGGAAGGGCATAGGTGTTCAGCCCGGGCGTCAGGGTCAGCGTACCCTGCTCGATCGTCCACATGTTGATGCCACGGTTCTGCCACTCAATGGTCATCAAATTCATAGACCGGCGGGCGGTCCGCAGGTCATAGCCGGAACGCATCTCGCGCCCAGCACGCTCCCACGCCTCCTCGGCTAGCTCAGTGAACTCGAGGTTGAACGCCGTGGTGCCGGTAGTGGTCATCGAAATCTCGCAGTCTTCTGGGCGATCTGTTTAGGTTGCGCTACGAACTGCTTACCTTTGGCTTTGCCCGCCCGCTTAGCCTTCGTAGTCGCTGCGTATTCAGCAGGGCTCAAAGACGTGATCGCTGCCTCTGGCAGATACCGCTCACCCGTCTTACTTGACGGCTTACCAGACTTCGTGCGCCACTTCTGCGCGGTCCAGTCAGAGAGCGATTTCTGCGGGGCTTTCAATCTTTGTACCCGCCGCCAGCAGCCTTGTACTTCTTCGCAAGTAGCTGGGCCTTACGGGCCGACCACTGGCCTGCGCCAGTACCTTGCGTCGCCTGACCCTTGATCTGATTAAACAGCTTTTTCCGCATCCCGGGGTTGGTGTAGTTCCCGGCTTCGTTGACCTTGGACTTTACCTCGCCACCCTCAGCGTACTCGTAGAACGACGTGTCATCGCGCCGCTGCTTTCGCTTGGGCCCGGGCATTTTGTTGGGGTTTATGGCCCCCATTCCACGAGACGCCATCATGGTGGTCTCCTAGATCATCCGACCTTTGGTCTTACCCCGCTGAGCACAGCCATCCGCACGCTTAGAAGCGGATCCGACCAACCCACCTTTGGCGTATCCGGCTTCTTGATAAGCCTCGTACTCTCGGGCGGCTTCGGGCACGGACTCACGCATCTCTTTTGCGGCCCGGATGTCATCACGCGCAGACTTCGCCATCGTAGGCATGAAGCGAGACATGATGTCTTTCTCGCCCGCAATACCTTTCTGCATCATCTCGCGAGACTTCGCAAGCTTTGACCGCTCTTTTTCAGTGGGCTTACGGTACGTTGCCATGTCAGCACTTCCCGCCGCCCATCATGCGGACCTGCGTGCCCTTGGTCTTGCCCTTCTTGGCAATACCGTCAGCAGCGCGCGTGTAGCCACCAGCCGAGTAAGCTTTACCGCCTTTCTTCATGCCCTTCATCTCGGCCATTTCATGCTTGACCATTGACTTCGGAGCGCCCTTCTTTTTCATGAAGGCCAGCTCTTTACCCATCATTTTCTTGGATTCTTTCATGTCACCACCTCGGTTAAAGTTGCGGCCCTTGTCGGCCTCGACGTACTCACGCCCTACGGATTGAGGAATCCCCACGCGCTTGGCAGCGGCTGGGTCATTGGCGACCATCGCCATCAAGTTGTGCTGAGCTTTGGTCTTGGAAGGCATGTTAGGCCTTGATGATCCAACCCTTGCCAAACACATAGCCCGCAGCCAGCAGGCCAATCCCGATCAGCAACTTCTCAACAACAGTCTTGCCGACCTTCTTGTAGAACTCGGAAGACATCTCTTCAAGGGCCAATCGCGCAGCTTCTTTGGCTATTGCCCGCTCGCGGTCAGTCAGTTGAATGTCGCTCATCTCAGCACTTCCATGCTCTCAAACTTTTATTGATCCGACTGTTTGGGTCATTCGCGGTCTTCTCGGAAGTCAGCTTCTTCTTCATACCGGTCATCCGGGCGCAGAATGACTTCTTCCTTGCCCCACCTTCCGGCTGCGGGGCCTTGAGCCCCGGCTTGCCCGGATTGGCCTTGTTGTAGCTGGCGCGCCCTTTGGCATTCAAACCACCAGAGGGATTCTTGCCTTCTTTGCGCTGCCATGCTGGCGTCTTCATGGTTACCCGCAGATGATGGTACAGAAGGTCACGTTGGTCAGCGTCACCACGCAGTAGTCTTGATTAGACCCTAGCGTAGTCAGAATGCCCTCTGCTGCCATGTACAAACTGTTTGCAGCCGTCGTAGATGCAGGGGTGTTGATCTGAAGCCGAAGCGCGCTGGACAACCCGTTGGTGTTGAACTTAACCGAGCCAGCACTGCCGGTGCCAACGTAGTACAAGCCCTTGATACGCGTGCGAGGGAGCGCAAGGCTTCCAGTCGTACCGATCTTGACGTTACCTGCCGACGCACCGCTGGCAACGATGGAGTCCACGCGTGCCCAGTAGTTGGTCGAAGTTGCCGTAGTTGCATTCGGCCCCGTTACCACTTCAGACACTACGGTGCACGTTAAGTCACCAACCCTAATACCAGTGATCGTGAACGTGATGCCGGAGTCATCACCCGCAGACGTGATGATGACTTTGTACCCGTACCCATTCGGCCCGACCGTGTTGGCGAGCAGGGATAGCGCCCCCGCATCTGCAATAGACGCATTTGCCCGATAATAGGCATCGTCCGTCGCAGGCGTTACTGCCCATACGTCATATTGCATGACGGACTCCTATTACTGGTCAGCAAAAGCAGGAGCAGTTGCACCAGTGACGCTACCCCACACCTGCCAGTTGGTTCCGTTAAGCGCCAGAACATTGATCTGCGCAGCGGCGGGGACGTTAACCTGAAGCTTGCTATTAGAGTTCCCATCCGAGAACACAACAGACGCAGCACCATCATCGGTGTCGTTAAACGCAACACCACCAATAAAGTAGCGCGTATCCGACCCGGTGTTGATGATGAAGTCCGTAGCGTCAGCAGCGCCGCCACCATACACGAACGTAAACATCAGCCCTGCGACAGGCGTCGGAAGGGTGTAGGTATTGTCTTGCGTACCGTTGGGGACAATGTTGATCCGGCCAGCATTGACAGCGGCGGTCAACGAAGCATTTGCATCAGCCAACGATACAGGAGCGGCGACTACGCCAGAACTGGAGAAGGCCGGACCGACTGTGACAGCACCGGTCGTGGAGCTGACTGAAATGGTCTCGAAGCCATTCTGTGACCGTACCGGGCCGGAAAAAGTAGTGTTTGCCATGATTCCTCACATGCGAGCAAGAGGCGCTGTCTGCATGTCGTCTGGCCGGGACCAGTCAGCACCCCGGATAACCCCGGAATGACTCTTTGTATCAGGTTGCGGAGAGGGTGTCAACATACTTGAAGCTCCACCCCATGCTCGGCCCCTTAGACAAAGGCTTGCCGGACTTCAACGCGCGGTTCAATGACGGCATCAACAGCCCGAGCGACTGCAGGGTCTCAGTCAGACTCCCATAGCGATGCACCGTGCCTTGTGGATCGGTTGCGTCAATCTGCTTGCGCATCTTCTGCTTGGCTTCTTCCGTGTGCGTACGGCCCGTCCAGTGGCTGTAGCGCCCCGCCGCTGCAGCCGCCATGATTTTTGCGCGTCCTGCGTCAGAAATTCTGCGCCCCGGGCTTTTGGGCTTGCCACGCTGCGTGTCGCCAATTTTGACCCGTACTTCTTCGGAAAGAGTTGTGCCGTACCGGTAGTGGTTGGCGCCAGCGTGCTTACCTTTGCGGCTCGTGCTGATTGCTTTTTTGGTCGCAGCACTTAGTACCTGACCGAGCCGGGGCACAAACGCGTCTACGTTGATGTTGTAGCAATCAGGCTGACCAACACATCTCATCAAGTACGTGTTCTCAACATCAAACGTATGCCGCCCCTCTGGCACCGTCTCTAGGATCTCAAATACAAACATCTCCGCGCCGTACTTGTTCCATGCCGCCTGAAGGCGTGGGTTCTTGTGCTCGTTACGCTTCAATGCGTAGGTGTGCTGCCAGCGTCGCCGCTCAAACGACTCGGCACTTCCGATGTAATAGTGATCATTTGCCATGTTGGTGATGCGGTAGATGACTGCCATTGCGGCCTCCGTGGGGTAATGATCGATACTATGCCCCGGAAAGTTAAATGTGTCAATTTGCGAGCTTTGTACCGCTAATAGGCACAAAAAAGCCCTCCGAAGAGGGCTCCAAACACCCTAAGTGTTTGATTTTGCTTAGCTTGCGCCGGGCGAACCGTAGGCGCCGAGCGGGTCCGAGACGCCGAACGAATAGCGTTCTCTCGCCTTGTACCTAGCGTTCCCAGTGTCGAAGTCCGCATCCATACCCGTTTGCATCGGGGTACGAACGAAGTGCTTCAGACCGTTGGGCACGTCGGTCAAAAGGAACCAAGCGTTGGTGTCGGTCAGGTAGTGGTTGATCGTGAACCCTTCAGGAATCGAGTTCATCGACTTCAGCGCGTTGACGTCGTTATCCGCCGTCTGGACACGAAGCTCGGTCTCGAGCAGGCGGGTAGCAACGAACTGGAGCGCCGGAGGAACCACCAACTTACGCGGCTTAGCAGCGATCAGCAGCCCACGCTCATCGGTCCAGCCAGCGATCTGAATAACTGCCGCCTCGAGGGAGGTTTCATTCAGGTCCGCAGCGGTTGCCGGGCGGTTGCTGTTGGTGCCACCAGAGACCAGCGGATGCGCGGTCGAGAACAGAGCTTGGCCGTCGCCGTAGGTCACGGCGGAGCTAAAGCCATTGTTCAGGATCGCAGCCGCTTTGACTTGCTTGGTGTACGCCATTGCGCGAGCAAGCGCTTTGGTGTACCGCGACGACAGACTGTCGTACAGGTTGTCTTCCATCGCCTCTTCGGTGATGGAGAAGCCCATAGCAATCGTCTCGTGGTTGTACCGAGCAGTCCAAGCCTCTTGCGCGTTGTCGTACGCCAGAGCAGAGCCCTCGTTCTTGACCGGAGCGGCGCTGAAGCCGGAGAGTTTGGTCTCCTCTTCAAACGAACGCTCGGAGGTCTCGGTCTCGAAGATCTCTTTGTGCTCTTCGCCGTAGCGCTTGTACTCCAAACCGAACAGTGCGTTAAGCCCGGGCAGGAGTTCTTTAAGTAGCTGTGCGCGTGAAATAGCCATGATTTAACTCCTTAGACGCCGGTACCGGTGTAATACGAGTGCGTGCCGAAGTTCAGTTTGATCAGAACTTCAGGGTACTGCGTAAACACAATGGTGGAGGCCGAGGGGATTGAAGTAACGCCGCCGGGGACGGCAACAGCCGCATTGATCGTAACGGTAGTATCACCCGCAGCCGCAGCAGCCGATACAAACGATCCCGTTTCAATCAATTGGCCGTTAGCAGCCAAATACGCCACATCCGTACCAACCGGAATAGCAGCAGGCAGGCCGCCGCCAGTCAAGGTGATGGTGGTGCTGCTGGACGAGCCGGTTGCGTTGGTCACGATGGCGGTTTCGGGAACCAAACCAACCACACGAGCCGCCAAATCGATGGACGTGGTAGTGGCCGACCACAGCAGTGCAACGGCGGAATTGCCAGTGTTAATGCTGCCAGCGTTCTGGATCAGACCGTAGTTTCGCCCGACGCTAGGAATAGAGCCGGAAGCGATGGTCGTGCCCGAAGAACACATAACAACCTTAAACACCGTATCCGGGTCGTCGCAAACGATGGCTTGAGCATCGCCCGCCAAGGTGCTAGCAGGCCAATACTGGCTGAATTGCTTTTGCTTGGTCGTCGGATTGGTGTACGAACAGCCGAGGAATACACCGATAATCCCCGTTTGGGTCGAGTCGGTGGTGTCGGCATTTGCTACAACAGTGCCGCGTGACAGATTAACCAGATCACCATAGAAGATGTTCGTGGCGTAACCGTACTGAATGGGCAGGTTACGGGTGGACCCCGCAAATACCTGACCGCCGATCAGATTGATCGGCTTTAGCCCGTAGGGCTTATCAACCGTGGGGTAAGCCATTTAAGACTCCTAAATTATTGACCGCGTCCGAAGGTCACCTTGGACTTGCGCTCTGCAAAAAGAGGCATCCGAGGATCGTTTTGACGCATGAAGTTTTGATCAACCGATTGGATTTGAGCTTCGTTCTGGTCTTGGTAGTGCGCAGTACGATCCTCAACCATTTCGATCGGGGCTTTGCAAAGCATCAGTCCACCAATCACGATGTTGTCCTTGAAGCGCGCGTCTTCGACGTTCACCACATGGACCTCAGGATGGTCGACTGCTTTGACGGGTTCCCAACCCTCTCGAAGTTTGAGAGAAACATTCATGGGATCAGCCTGCCCACGCGTGCTGATACGAACCCAATGAAACGTGTAGCCGGGCTCCGGATTCGGATTCGGCAACACATCGGGACGATTCCACGCACGCTTGCGAGCGGTGCGTTCACGGGTCTCAAGTTCACGGTTAGCGCGGTTCTCAGCCATTTTGTTGTTTCCTCATGTCTTCAGCAACCTGTCGGGCGTATTGCTCAGGCGTAAGCCCAAGCCGTTTTGCGAGTGCAACTGCGGATGCAGTGAGCACGATCTTTCGAGGAGCGGTGCTGCGGGATGCGGGTGCAACCACAGACGCTTTGCGCTGCTTTTCAGCAGGGGGAGGGGGATCAGAATCCGTCTCATCGGCGTCAAACGCCTCTGGGAAGACCTGTCGCATACGAGTGTTGATACGCTCGTAGTAGGCATCGCTTTGAGGGTCTACACCCTCGCGGACCAACTTCTGGTGCAGCCCCAACGCAAGAGCGGTCATCTCATCATCGGATCCAAACCAAGGATTGGCCTGTTGCCAAGCCGCAGCCTTGGTATCTACCGGTGGCGCAGGGGCGGATACGGGAGGTTGTACAGGAGTTTCAGTTTTTTGTAAAGGAGGCGGTTTCCAATTAGCAACGCGCTCCGCCCGGTTCTTAGCAGCAATGAGCGCTTCTTGAGCCGCCAAGACCTTATCCGAATCCCCAGACTCGTAGGCATCCTTGTATGCGCGCTTAGCCTGTTCAAGCTCTGCAGTCGTCCGAGCTTTGGCCTGTGCCATGAGCGCTTCTTGGCTCTTGGTTGACTCTTGCTTGAGGCGGTTGTTCTCCTCTTGCAGACTCTGCGCGTATCGAATGGCTTCTTCACGCTCACGCTGTGCGGCTTCCGCACGCCTGCGCTCGTCGTGGTAGCCCTTGGCAAAGTGCTTGATGCGCTTCTGGACTTTCTCCGAGTACTCACCAAGCTCGTCGTCCGTGACTTCTGCAGGGGGCTCAGAGGGCTTGCGGTTACGGTCTTTCGGAGGCGTATCGTCCTTAATCTCAATCTGGATGTCGGACGCGGCGTCGTCCGCCTTTGCCGGCGTACGCTCCAACTTCGGAGGCTTCTCCGTGATGTCCGTTACATCAGTTGCCGGCTCAACCTCGATTTCCTTT